CTGGTTGTATTTGTAATGTGTGTATGGGTGTGGGTAATTGGATCTGTGTTATGTTTCCAAATTGATAAGTTGAGACTCCGTTATCGCATTGGGTTATGTTCCCGAAATGATAACAACCAAGCTGATTCGCATAAGCAACATTAATTGATCCTAAAATAAATAGTGTTAGTGCGTATTTCATAATCATTCTCCAATACCGTGGTGCTCTTCTGCGGAGCGGATGCCAGAAGCAAATGCACTGGCTGCCTCATGTGAAAAATTGTTAACGTCAATCCTTCTTTCAATTTCCTCCTCGGTCATCGGCTTTCTTTCTGGCTCGCAGATTAAGTAATTACGAATTTCTTCAAAAACATTATTTAGCCTTTCATAGTAAGCATCCTTTTCATCATCACAAGCATCACAAGCATCAATAGCCTGTATCAACAATTCGCGTTCTTTGTTCATCCTTCCCTCCACTGAGAAATCAAACTTAAAATGGCAAGAACAGCCCAAATAGCGGAAAGCAATATATGGTCTGTAGATGCGTGAATTGTAGAAAACAGCAATAAAACCCACGTTCTAATTTCTTTGTTCATAGTTCCCCCCGAGCCTTGGCGAGGGCGGCTCTTGCATTCCGAACAATATTTCCTGAGCATTCCGCTATATTGGCCATATCTTCCAAAGCCTCAACCAACGCATCAACTAAGTCTGCGCGTATGTATTGGATATCGCCTTCTGAGGCGGTGAAGTCGGCTTGCCAATGCCCATCAACCCAAATTTTTTTAGGTGCTTTGTTCATCTTTCTTTATCGCCCACTTAAATGGAAGCATACCTATCCACGTTAACAACGGGATGCCTATCAACATAATCAGTCCATCTAAACAATCCATCATTCAATCACCTCCCTCGCTTTCAGCATTGCGTCTGCTACTCTACTACGTTTCTCCCGATCAACTACGACGGTTATTTTCTTTGTAGTGTTTAATTGCATCTTCAATAGCGTTGTAGATAGCGACATAAAGCATAATGGCCAACCCAACAGCACACCCATAAAAGAACATAACCGTGTGTGTTAACCCTAAATATATCGCCCCACCGATAAACCCAAGTACCCCTAAAACAATTAAATGCGCCTTAATGTTCATCCTTCCTCCCTCGCTTCTAGCATTGCGTCTGCCATTAAATAGGAATGCTTGGCTATATATTCCTTTTCATCTTGCGATGCCGCAATAGGGCTAGTGAATGCACCCTGCATAGCCAACCCTGCAAAGTGGTCGCGTAGGGTCATGCCTTCATATGAACTGGGGTAGAAATTTCCATCTTCATCACGTTCCCATTTAATTGTAGGAAACGCGGGTCGGCTATTTTCAATGCTCATACTTCCCCCCCCCGAGCCTTGGCTAGTGCGGCTTTAATGCCCGGAACGTCTGCAAACTCTGGAATCTGTTTAATGCAGTATTCCAACGCCTCATAAAGATCCGGCGCGGAGGCGATTAGGTTGCAATTTGCATCTGCTTTATCACCCCACCCGTCAGCCATAGCCTCGGCATCCAATACAAGTTGATCACGTTTTTGCAGTTTTGAATTGTCAGAAATAAGAACGCCTTCCCAATTTCCTTTTTTTCTTGGTTCAACTGCATATCTAGCGTTTCCTTGTTCATCAAATCCAAATTTTTCTTTCCAAGACCAAGGCCCTGGCGTAAATTGTGTTTTATCCATTATTTATGCTCTCCCAAATAATCTCTTCAATCTCTTCATAATCTTGCTCACTTAAGACCGGCATAATATTAACCGTAACCAGATCTCCACCAATAGTTTTTAGCGTTACCCAGATAGCGTTAATTTCAACATCACCACCTTCAGCGGGTTCCTCCATCGTTGCTGGATAATACTTAGTGATTCTGCCATCTACGTCTAATTCGCTATCGTTCCAAATAATTGTAATCATTCAGGCGATCCAAAATACAAATCAAGGGCATGTGATTTTGTTTCAAATGCTCCGTTTAATAAATTTTCTTTTAAGTTTTCTATTTTTTTTCTAATTACATCTCGCTCGGTCCACCAAACATAATTATCAACAAAAATTTCGCATAATTGACCTAACGTAAAATCTCTTCGTTTCCACCACCAACTCAGGTCTTGATGTGCAACAGCATCATCAATTCGCGCATACGCCTCTTGAACTTTTTGTTGATTGTCTGGCCAAGAAAAATTAATAAAGTATTTGAGTTCATCAACCATAATTTGACGCTCTAGAAAACACTCCTCTGATTTAGGCTTTCTTCGATTGCTTACCCTAGCATTTTTAGAAATTAAACCCATAGATTTTGCTTTGTCCCGAACAGAATATTTGCTGCGGTTTAACAAAACTGCCATTTCTTGAACACCAATTAACGGCAATTCAATTTCCATCAATTTTTCTTGTTCTTTTGTCCAAGTTGTTTTCATTTTATTAATCCTCTAATTTTTTAGCTTTTTCAATCAATTGAGCGGTTCTTTTGTAACAGCGCTGAATCTGCCAATCAATCAGCTTAACGCGCATACAATTAAACCAATTTAGTTTTGGTTGTTTGTATTTCAGTCCTGCTATGTTTATGGGTTCGTAATCCATCTTAATAACCCTGCACAAAGCCAACAAAAGCATAGGTCATTACAGACAGGATAAAAGCAATTTGTAGTAGTGTGGTCATGGTGGTGTTTCCTTAATAAGTTGTGATATCGTTTTCTGATAAAACCCATGAGCAAGCACAACCATTTACGGAATGTAATGCTTTTATTTCAAAAATTGGGTCACATAATTCAGTTAACGCAAATTCAACGTCTTTTGCATATTCTTTTTCGCAAGCTCTTTGTGGGTTAATGTGATATTGATCAAGAATTTCTCTAATAAAGTTAAGCCCGTTTTTGTTTACTTTTTTTATTTTATAATTGTTCATTTGTCTGTCTCCAAGTTGGTGTTTTTGTTGTTAGCCCCGTGGCTTGGATATAAGAATAAGACCACTACGTATCAATGTCAACACTTTTTTCAATTATTTTTGCATTAAAACTTTCTCGAATTTCTTGCACCCGATCATCTTGATTGGCACAGGCGGTGGGATCAGCAATCAATTCCTTACTGCTAAACACATACGCATCCGGCTCACCGTTACGCACCTCTTTACCGTCAATAATATAAACAGCTTCACCCTCAACCTTACTGACGGATCTGGGCCAAGGAACTAAATCAGGGTGTAGCACATGCTGAGTGCATCCCTGTCTTTGCCATTCAACCGGCATAGGCTCATTATTAAATTGGGCGCACGTAAACTGGTCATCCTTTGTGGCTGTGGAATGAGCGCATGTACGACAATTAACCTCTTTGGTTAATTTACTTTGATGGCAGAACTCCCATGCGGGACAGAACTTGCACTCATACCAACTAGGATTGATTGAGATTGGTTCAGGCATCGAATCAGACAAGGCAATGCGCTTGCCTCTATTAACGTAGTACGTAGCCCTGTCCGCATCTAGCTCAACAATTTCGGTATAGATACGGTCATCGTCTTTACAAGTGGCGTAATAGAGCGCCTGGGTAATCTGTGTTCCCAACATATACACTTGCATTTGGACCCAGTGCGTTAGCTTTGAGAGTTCAACTCCTTTCTTTTCTAGTTCATCAAATGACTTTTTATTGTGCGTCTTAAACTCAACCACAAAGCGCTTTAACTCATGCTCAGGTAAACCACCTTCTATTATGCCATCCAGGGAACCGGATACGTTAGAACCGAACTCCACACGCTTCTGGGCATGGCTGAATTTACAACCAATGGATTGTAAGTCTTTAATAGCCTGTAGTTCCTCCAGCTGGCCTCTTCTAAAAATACGCAATATTCGTCCACCGGGTTTGTCCACCACAGCCCACCGAAACGACAGCCATAACCATCTATCACATGGATGTCCGAGCGTGGAGCATCCCAAGTGACTACGCGGTGGTTCTCGTAAATTTTCATGGTGAGCATCTATTAAGGTTTGAATGTTCATGTTTTTTAGCTCAAAAAAAGGCGGCCATTAAGACCGCCAGAGAGGGAGACAATCGTTACTTTACCCAGGGTGGGTTAGCTTTAGCTGTTGACGCTTTCTTAGGTGCGGGTTCCGCTCCTAGATCGCTTTTGAGGTCCGCAAAGGGTGACTTGGGTATGCTAGATGGAACGGCTCTCCATGCTCGCACCTCGTTAGCATCAGGATAACCCTCAGACTTACGCACCTCAACCTTAATTTGCAATGTATGACCCGACAATTCATCAGTATCACGCAAACGGTCCAAGCCAATAGCCCTAAGAATTTGGCCTAATTGCTCGTGGCCAATTTGTACGGCTACTGGGTTGTCATTAGCGATGTTGATGTTTCCAAATACAACACGGCCAACATGCTCAGGGCCTGTGATGTCATACCTGATGTTAATCATCTCACCACCTTTTTTTGTGGGTCTAATCTCAGTACGCATGATCATAGCCGTGTACCAACCCGCAGGAATTGGCGTAAAGTCGTTGTTTCGCTCTTCGCGCTCAGGTACTGATGAAAGTTCAAATACGTTGTTGAGTAATGCCATTGTTATTCACCTATTGTTGTAATTGAAAAAGAAGGACGCCCTGGTTCCATTGTGATGGCGGCGCTGAGTGTATGTATCATCTTAGGATCAGCGGATTTCCATGCGGATTGAATCACTTCAGGTTTCCACCTAAAAAGATTAGCCAACTGATCAGCATAGCCGTTTTGACCTGCAATCGCTAATAGCTTCTCAGAATCAATCTTGCGGTTCATTCTGCACACGGCCTTGATGGTGTATACATCATCTTTGTGTGAAATGGTCCCTTCATCTTGCTCCTGTATCTTCAGATGTAGCTTTAGCTGATCCTCAATAGATCGGCGCTTTTCTACCGCTATCCGCTCCGCTTCCTTTGCCGTGATCCATTCAGTTGCTAATCTATTTATCATCATTTACCTCCAATCTTTTTAATAATAGCTCCTAAATCAGGCGCTTCCCATGCCTCTAGCTTTCCTGAACGGTCTTTAGCTAACCAAAGCCCGTCAGAATCGCACATCAACGCACGAGTAGATTCACCATCCGCGTTTTTTTCAACCCTGAGCGCAAGCACTTCATCAAAGAAGTACGGAAGCAATTGTCCTGTTTTATTACCAGGCATGGAAGGTGCATACAAAATACGACCCATTTCATCTTGGGACTTATCCAGCTTGGCCGACATATACACATGGCGGTTCGGCAAATCACGGAACGAGCGAATAATGTCCGTCATGGCTTCCTGCATAGCCCCATAAGCCTGTCTAGGATCTTTCGTTTGCTTTTTCTCCGTGTTAAGCACTACCTCAGCAATCTCACTAATTGAATCAAGTGCTACAGATTGATAACCTTCTGCTTCCTTAGATTCTGTCAACCACCCATAAGCCTCTGTAAGGTCCGTCATTGAACTAATTTCTATAAAAGGTATGTCCGCATCCGCAATGGATAACAGACCGCCTTCAGCGCTTAGAACAATTGGGTTAGGTAAAGTAGGTATGAGCGAAGTTTTTCCGCCACCTGCTTGTCCGTACACGAGCAACTTAACCCCGTTCGCGTGTAGCCCGGAAGTTGTCTTTAGATTGATACTCATATAAAACCCCATGATTTTTTTGTTTTAAGTTGCGAAACCATGCTGATGGATATGTCATAATCAGCAGCAATTTCTTTATAAAGTCGCTCGTCATCTCTTATAGCAATGACTGCTTTTTTTGTAAGCTTTTTTGAGGCTCTCAGCTTTTTCATTTTGTCCTTGTTATTGTCGCTTCTGCAACCAAGAAAAAGATGATTTACGTTGCAACAACTTGGCACATCACATTTATGAAGAACGCACATTCCCTCAGGAATTTCTCCATATTCCAAGATCCAAGCAACTCTATGAGTTCTTTCATTCTTGCCATTTTCGATGGCAATCTTGCCGTGACCAAATGGCTCTATATAACCCATAAAAATAAAGCATCCCGCCTCAGGAATAGGCATTAATTTTTCGTAAAGCCTTTCCTTCAATGAATTCTTACCCATATTTATTGCTCCTTATGTCACGGTTTGCACGATGCAAGTTGTGACGGCAGTTGAATCATAAGACTAATTCATATATGCTGTCAACACTTGATTAACATTTTTTAACAGGGGAATTACACATGATGACGCTTGAGCAAATTCGATACGCTTTATCAGATCGGCGCTTAATGATCGTTGCAGAGGCTACAGGGCTACACTACAACACGGTTAAAGACATTGCGAAGCGGCGAACTGTCAATCCTTCTTATGTAGCCGTAAAAGCCATTAGTGATTACCTAGAAGGAAGAGAGAATGAACCTAAATAAAGTCCCACAAGAATTAAAGGAATTAGATCGTTGGGTTGTGTGGCGCGATGAAACGGGAAGAAAAATTCCTTATGACGCAAAAACACTCAACAGTAAAGCCAGCTCAACGAACCCAGAAACATGGGCCAGTTATGATGAGGCTTTGGATGCTTTTTCAGAGCGTTATCAAGATGCAGACGCTTATACGGGCATTGGCTTTGTTCTAAACGGTGATGGGATTAACGGCGTAGACATTGACCACTGCGTAACAAACGGTAAGCCCTCACAAGAATCACTCAGCCTCATGGAGCATCTAGGCGCGTCCTATGTTGAGATCAGTCCTTCAGGGCATGGTCTTAGAGCGTTTGGTATCGGTACACCATTAGCACAAGGTTGTAAGGGTACATGGGATGGCCTGAATGTTGAGCTGTATTCCAACGAGCGTTATTTGACCCTCACAGGTAACACAATTAAAAATGAAGGCGCACTTAGGGAGCTGAACGGCTTTGAATCGTTAGCGTATGCTATTAGAACAGA